CATCAATCATACTATAGTGTCATCACAGTTAACCCCACTGTGACTAGATTGACAGGGACTCGAACCTATCGTCTATCCCATAACTGGCACCCCCTCAAGGATTCGAACCTCGGAATGTCGGAATCAAAATCCGATGCCTTAGACCAACTTGGCGAAGGGGGTATAAATGGTAGCTTCACTGTGACTCGAACACAGGACCCCCGCCTTATCAAGACGGTGCTCTAACCAACTGAGCTATGAAGCTGAAATGGTGGATGTAAGTAGATTTGAACTACTGACCTATTCCGTATGAAGGAATTGCACTACCGCTGTGCTATACATCCGTTATTGGTGCTGATGGCGGGATTTGAACCCACGACCTCTTTCTTACCAAGAAAGTACACTACCACTGTGTTACATCAGCATGTTGGTGCGACCGGAGAGATTCGAACTCCCGACTCCTAAGTTCGTAGCCTAGTACTCTATCCAACTGAGTTACGGTCGCATATATTGGTATCCTGCACGGGAATCGAACCCGTCTCTGCGACTTGAAAGGCCACTGTTCTTAACCGATAAACTAGCAGGATATAAATTTGGCAGAGGGTACTGGGTTCGAACCAGTGATAACAGAGTCAAAGTCTGTGGTGTTACCGCTACACTAACCCCCAACATATTTTTAATAGTCAAGTGCGTCCTTTAACCTTCACAGGGTCTGATTTTTTCCTCGCACTATGCTATTCTAAAACATGCTAACGACTTAATTTCTCAAGCCGGGTCTGTGTGTCAACATGTTTTAGAATAGCATCTTTCGATGCTATGTTAGGATCAATACCCTAACCAGTAGTCTTACTTTTCACGTTGTCGCCATGAATTTCATGTATACTGTCCGCCCGTTTACTACTGAAACTCCCCGGTAGCCCCTCATCATTATATGATGTGCGAATACTTGGTGTATTAAACGCAAAGGCTGACATCACGGGCTGTGTTGGTGCTATTGACCATAAGCCTGTATGTTTTCTCAGCGATTGGCAGTTAATATTCTTCATAGTCTTTTATTTAGTCCTAGTTATCAAATTTCTTTTTTTAAGTCGCTTTTTTGCGCCTTTTCTCAATTCATGTATGAAGTATAGCAGCCTTCTGCTTATACGTCAACCTTCTTGTTACCCATTTACAACACATTGTTCCCAATGTGTTTTCTCAATTCATGTGTGAAGTATACACGGCATTTGAATTATTGTCAACATCTTTTAGCGTTTATTTATCACTTAACACTTTTGTTTGCAATAAATATTAGTATGAACTTCAACACCAAAAATTACCCCGTAGTCTTGTTAAGCTACGATGAGCCTAATTATACACAAAATTTTATTAAATTGCAAGCCTTGTACCCAACTGCTTTGCACGTGCATGGAATTTTTGGTAGCGACACTGCACACAAGGAAGTTGCTAGGTTGGTTCTAGAAGAAGATCCTACTGCTACACATGTTATCATTGTAGACGGAGACAATGAGATACGTGATGATTTCATCAATGCTTCCTATAATTTTGTAGATGATGTAGACATAAACAATAATGTAGTTAGTTTCAGTGCTAGGAACAATGTCAACGGGAATCAATACGGTAACGGTGGCATCAAAGTATGGCCTATTCATATGTTACAATCAATGCGTACACATGAGAACAGCGATAATCCAAATAGCATAGACTTTAACATAACCAACTACTTAGAACTAAATCGTGTAGGGAGTGATACTGTCATTAATGAAAGCCCGTTACAAGCATGGAGAAGTGGCTTTCGTGAGGGCTATAAACTAACTCTATGGGCTGAGTACTGTACTATGAACTGGCGTAACTATGATAGACTATGGAGATGGATGCATGTAGGTAGTGATGTTACCAACGGTCTGTGGGCTATATATGGTGCTAGAATGGGATGTTTTCTTGCACTTAACGGGTATGACACCAGCAAATTGCGTGACAATAATCATACGACTGAAATGTTTAACGGGTTTTATGATACTTACAAAGACAACCTAGAGTCTGAGTGTAATAGGATAGGAAATCTTATACGAGTTAAAACAAATGACCAAAGACTAACAAATGTTTTGTCAATCTCAGATAGCCAAGAGTTTAGAACTAATATCAAACCCATAGTACGCAGTCCAGAAAAATTCATAAAATACAAATACCATCCACCGTATGATGTAGTGTTTATTAGTTTTAATGAACCAAATGCAGAGAAGAATTACAACCTGCTTAAAGAAAAATGTCCAAAAGCAAAAAGAGTTGACGGGATTGTGGGGATACACAACGCTCACATTGAAGCAGCCAAGTTATGCGATACTGATTACTTCTGGGTAGTAGATGCAGATAGCATCATCATGGACGATTTCATATTTGAATATGACATTGATTTCTACAGCATAGATACGGTGCGAGTTTGGCGTAGTAAAAACCCAGTCAATGGTTTGGTATACGGCAACGGTGGAGTGAAACTATTACCTAGAATGTCTACTCTAAGAATGTTAAAAAACAAACCTGACATGACTACTAGTATTAGCACACATTACGAACCTATATTTAAAATTAGCAATATTACTGAATTTAACATAGATCCTTTTAGTACATGGCGTAGTGCATTTCGTGAATGTGTAAAACTAAGTAGCAAGATAATTGATAGACAAAATGATAACGAGACACAAGTTAGGTTAGATACTTGGTGTACATTAAATGACAATGCTAGATACGGCTATTACTGCTACTCGGGTGCATTAGCCGGTAAAGAATACGGATTAAAAAATAAAGGTGACATAGAAGCACTTAGCAAAATAAATGATTATGTATGGCTAAGAGAGCAATATGACAAATTTCACTGAGATACCTTTTGACAATATAGTTAAGTTTGGTCAGCAAACAATGATGGACGAGGGTATATTCAGCATAAGCTGGATACTCGGCAGATTTTGTAATTACAAATGTAGCTATTGTTGGCCCTATGCTAATACACAAACGCCTGATCACCAAGAACTTGAAGTCTATATTAGAACTATGGACAATATTAGAATGCAGGCAAGTAACAATGGCTACACAAAGTTTCATTGGAGTTTCAGCGGTGGCGAACCCACAGCATATAAACATTTCTTAGTGTTAGCAGAAAAAGTATCATATGATTCAATTCACATGACTACTAACTTAAGCCCAGGTATTCAATGGTGGGAACGTTGGTTAAAGGCTACTGAACTAAGTAGACGCCGTAGCATTACTGCTAGCTTTCACCATGAGTTTGCAAATGAAAAAGAGTTTGGTGATAAGATACTATTCTTGAATCAAAACAATGTGTTTGTAACAGTGAATCAAGTTATGATTCCGGAACAGTTTCAACAATTACATGATAGATGCAAACGCTTTGCTGATAGAGGCATTAATGTAACATTAAAGCCACAAAGTGACCCAACTGCTAGTAAAATAGTTGACGGGTACGATGAAGATATGATACAATTGATGCGTACTGGGTTCCCACAACATGTTGAGGAAAAAGAACTGTTACAAATAAAATTGATAGATAATACTAACACTATATGGTACTTAGACCAAGCAGAACGATTCAATGCATTTGGGTTTAATAAATTCAAAGGATGGATGTGTAATAGTGGTTATCAGGGCATTGTCATACGTGAGAATGAAGTTAAGCGTAGTTATAGTTGCCACGATCCAATACTAGGAACATTAACAAATGGGTTTAAATTATTTGATAAACCCCAAATTTGTATTACTTCTAGTTGTGTAAGTAGTGCAGATAGTAAGATACCTAAGAAAAAAAATGATATTTAAAAATATGTTTAAAGAAAGTATTGTGAGTAAAATTAAACGAGGTAAGTTTTTGCCAGTTCCATATAAATATCCTAAAAATATGTATGATCTTAATAGTGAATCATATCGAACCAAAGAATTTAATGAAATAGATTGGGCTAATAGTATAGTAATATTTGGATGTTCAAATGTATTTGGTAATGATGACAATAATGATACGTTGAGTAATCACTGCTATCGAAAGGACGACTTATTATCTTAAAGATAAAATAATCAACCACGGATCTTGGAATCCAAACGAAATATATATGAGTGCATATAACGAAACACGTAGTCATTCAGAAGTACATGCAACAATGATGCAATTAATTACTAAACAAGCCTGGATAGAAAAAACACAATATTACGAATGTACTTTTTTTCATAGTACTGCTAAATTGTTAAAATTATATCAACACAAATGCATAGATAGAGCCACAGATAATATGCACCCGGGACCAAAAACAACACATACTTTAGCAACAAAAATTAGGGAAGAGTTATGCTTGTAGATTCTGATCACTTACATCATTGGATGCAAGCTATCCGTCAAAGTAATAATCCAATGCGTACACTAGATGCATTTTGGAGTGGACAACTACGTAGTAAAGAATGGCTAATAGATTGCTTGGATGAGCATATACATTTTGGTTCATCAATTGATATTCACGGTGGATGGGTAGGTGTATTAGCTAGTATGCTATTTCAATCTAATATCCCTATCACTCATATACGTAGTGTAGACATTGATCCTCACGTTAAACATATTGCAGAAGAAATGAACCGAATTGAATTTCACCAGGGTAGATTTCAATCTATAACCAGTGATATGTGTGGTCTTATTAATTATACCGCAGATATCGTAATAAATACTAGCTGTGAACACCTGACACAAGAGCAATACAATAGCTGGTTATATAATACTCCCGTTGATAGTCTAATTGTTGTTCAAGGAAATAATTATAAAATTGACGAGCATGTACGTCCCAGCAAAGATATATACGAATTCAAAGAACAATGTCAATTGTCTATACAATTCATAGACACATTAAAATTACCATTGTACGATAGATATATGATTATAGGAAAACGACATGAGTATTAAAAAACCCATTCAAATTATCAATTCTGACTACGATGAGTATTTAGGTATTCAATATGCATTCACTAATGTTTGTAACTACAAGTGTAGCTATTGTTGGCCTGAGAGTTATGCTGGTACTAGTCGCTGGCCAGACTTTGATATTATATGCAAAAATTTTGATCATTTAATATCCGTATATAAAAATAATTTTAATAAAAAAACAATTCGTTTTCATATACTAGGAGGGGAACCCACTCTGTGGCCTAAACTAGGAGAATTTGCAAAATTTATTTATGATAAGCATGGTTGCAGAATGACTATGAGTACAAACGGGTCACGAACTATAAGATGGTGGGATGAATACGCTGTATATTTCAATGATATTCATGTTAGTGTACACCATGCTCAATGTGATGTGGAACATATCAAAAAAATTATGGACGTTATCTATAATAAAGGCACTATAATATAGAATACATGCGTGAAAAAATAAAACGATTTCCTCCGCAAGAGTATATTCATAAAATGAAAGAGTTAGGAAATATTGAATTAGATAAAACAGCAGCCAAAATAGTTATGAATGACGGGTCCATAGAGCCCCATAATACATTTGATTTTTTTAAAAATAAAATCAACACTTTTTACGGGTGGGAATGTAATATTGGTGTAGATCGAATAAGTGTACAAGCAAACGGACGACTTCAAGGCTCATGCGGGGAACTAGATATATTAGGAGGAAATATATTTTATATACATGATGAAGATTTTACAGAAAAATTTACCATGGATCTTATTAAACCAACCAAATGCACTCGTATATTTTGTTCTTGCAACGCTGAAATTAGATTGCCCAAAAGAAAATTAAATGTACCTATTGAATGATATTACAACTGTTCACTTAGAAATTACTAATAAGTGCCAAGCAAGTTGTCCAATGTGTGCTAGGAACTTACAAGGTGGAGTAGACAACCCGTTCATGGACCTAAATGAAATTACATTAGAACAATTTACAGAATGGTTTAAGCCCGAGTTCATTAAACAACTTACCAAACTATATATGTGCGGTAACTTAGGTGACCCTATAATTGCTAAGGATACAATAGAGATATTCAGTTATTGCAGATACAACAATCCTGATATCATGTTAAGCATGAATACTAATGGTAGCGCAAGAAATCGTAAGTTTTGGGAACAATTAGCAGAGTTGCAAGTTACAGTCAGATTTGGCATTGACGGAGACAAAGACACGCATAGCCTATATAGAAAAGGTACAGACTATGACACTATTATTAAAAACGCAACTACGTATATCAATGAAGGTGGTAAGGCTATTTGGGACATGTTAGTGTTTGAGCATAATAAACATCAAATTGACAGTTGTAAAACTCTCAGCGAACAATTGGGTTTTATACAATTTGTAGCAAAGAATACAGCAAGATTTAAAGAAGATAAACTAGACGTTATAAATAGTAAAGGAAAAAAGATTTACACATTATTTCCTAGTGACAAAAGTAAAA